TGGGTAACTCAACCATTGCATTACGCTTAGATTGTAAGATAATGACACGCCTCTTCTCAAAGTCAAGTGCCTTCCACTTTAGTAGTCGCATATCACCCACACGTTGACACCATTCGTATGCCATGTGAGCAATCAAACCTATGTTACGGGTGCTAAAATCACTGTAGGCGGCATCTAGTAGCTTGTGTACATCCTCCCTACCCCAAACAACCTTGCGAGGCTGTGTGGTCCTCCTACGTATCGTAGCAAAAGGATTGATAAAACAATGCTCCATTCTTAGTGCATAGTTATATATTATTCTAGCTGTTGCCAGAGTGTGATTCGCAGTAGCAATACCACGATCACACCACTGGTCATAGGCCAACTTAGATTGCTTGGTAGACAGCTTACTGCAATCCACCTCACCAACTACTACGCCATCAATATCGGTAGCCAATACAGCACTAATGTGGTAGCGATAATGTACTTTAGTTGCATCACGTAACTCCTTGAAATCGTGGGATAAGTAGTATTCATCTACTATCTGATTTAGTTTCATCTTTTAATCCTTTTGCTAATAACTTTTCCATTTTCTTTTGGAAGTATGCTTCTCTCTTAGCTTCTCTTTCTTCTGCCCATACTTTGTTTTGTTCTATCTGTTCATCTGCAAATTTATTGAAAAACCTGCTTATAAAATCTTCAATACCTTTGCTTTGATAGTGCTTATCAATTTTTCTTTTTTTGACAGCCCATCTACCTGTTGTCCAATAATACACATACCTAACATTTGCTTTATTGTACATTATGAACATTGTAGCACCTTCCATATACTCATAGGGAATATTATTTTTATCAAGGATAGAAGTTACGAATGATAATGTTTCCTCTGTATCTCTTCTAAGGATAACTTCTCCTTTGCTATTAGTTCTAGCATATTTATATTCGCTCATTTCTTTTTCCTCTTTGTTTGTTTCTTGCTTGGTTGCCATAAAGTTAGCACACCACGTGCAGGTATAAATACGGTGATAGGAGAAGATGAGGATGTAAACCTCACCTTCTTTGTGTTTGATGTATTTACGTTCTTCACGCCGCCACCTTAACATCCAGTGACTTGAAAGCAGATGTACCAATCCAGTTGGCTACCTCTACCTCACGCTTGAACATGGTCACTGCTTGCGTGTCATTGCCTGTATTACGCAGAAGAAAACCATTCTGCTCATCCGCATATGTAGCATAATTAGTAAATGCAGAATAGAGAGCAAACAAATTACGCCCACGTTTTGAAACCTCTTGATTATACAGGATATTCATCTTCTCTGCTTTACGCTCTGACTTCATTATATTTTCAAGAAGTTGTTTAACATTTACATGTGCGATGCTAGTATTAGCCCACCTCTGTAACTGTTGTGCTGTTGCGTTGAAGTCTTGCTGTGACTTCTCTAACTCAACAATAAACCTGTCAAGGCTAAAGTTGCTGGTGTTCTTACGCATAACTTTATTATGATCTCCAGTAATTATACCATTAGTACAGAAGAAATCAATTGCACCAAAGATAGCTATGTTAGAGCAAGTGCCATTAACACCATGCAATGCAATAATACGCTTAACTAAAGAAATTTCTCTCACATCATTGGCAATAGTGGTCTTCATATTAGGTAGCATGATGTCAAGCATAGCCCAACCATCTTTATGGGCAGATTTCCAACGCGCTTCAGCACCTTCTAACTGATAAGGCTTGAGTGTGTCTGTTGTTGATGCGATAACATCACGAAAGAAATCACCATGTGATACACACTTGAAGTCTTTACCAACGATACCAATGTATTCGTTAGTGTCAGCATTGATGACATACTTCTTGTCATCCATCTTGGTAGGCTCAAATTGCACCTCAAAGTCTAGGTGTTCTGGGATATATTCTAGCATTGTATTCTCCTTTCGTTAATAGAACTCATGTTATATCATTAGATAATGGCAATGTCAAGCATCTTCATCCCACTGATAATCTACGTACCAGTTTCTTGAAAAATCTTCATTACTTGGTTGGACTAAACCGAAATGCCTAGCAAGAAAATCATCAGCCCCATCTAGTACACAAATGGTTTCGTAATTAATAGGTGCCTTGTCAGATGTGTGAATGTTAAAGTCTTTTATAGCATTGACTATGTTACGCATACGTTCAATCTCATGGCCTTCTAGTTTTATCTTACACTTTTTACTTTTCATCGTTGTCTAACTCCTCTAACAATTTAATTGCGTTGTCGTATAGCACATTACGTGCTGTGATTAGATGCCCACAGTCTTGTGGCTCTATGATGCTATCAAGATAAGCTACCTCATCCATCAAAGCAATAACGTGTTTAGCATTCCTGCGTTTTTGTAGGCGATTATTAAGCATAGTTTGTTTTAGTGTGTTCATTACATAAACCTCCCTATCAATCCGATTATAAAGTGATACAACATCCAGCCTATGCTGGCCCATATACATGCGAACAAAAACATCTCAATTCCGTCATGTGTCAGGTAATAGTGCCTTGCTTTGTGCCAGTATCTATTCATCACTGAGCCTCCACTTTTATACACTCACACTCGTAGTTGTCGTTTATCATCATGCCATCATCAAGTTCCATGCAACAGGCTTCTTCAACAGCATTGTCTGCATCCTCTGCGCTGACAAAAAACTCGTAGTCCTGTTTGACTGACAATACCACGCGATATGTTCTATCAATCATGTTCACCTCCTGTTAGCATCCAACTGTGTCGGATGTTGGTTGTCCAGTTGTCATTTATCCAATCACATTCATAGACTGTGCATACAGTCTTGTCTTTGTCCTCATCATGCCACACATTTAGGTCAAACATCCTGTCACCTATCTGATATCCATACCACATGTCATCGTCACTACTAGTGTTATAGTCAGGCAGTGAATCAGTTTCGTAGTGGGCAATTAAATCCCTGCGTTCATAGTCAGATAGCACAAGGTCAAAGCCACTGTCGTAGTTGTCATTCATGCTCACCTCCATTACCTCTGCCAAGCCCACCGAAATACTGTGGCTTACGCTTGGCTGTTT